CCTTTGTCGGCATCTTCATCAATTCAGAATATGGGATGTGAATATACTTAAAACAACCAAATAATTCTTCTCTCAATAATTGATTGAAATTAGGCGATATGCCAGAAAATAGTATCATCCCATTCAAGAAAGCATTTGAATGAGCCACCTCCCATTGACTCAGGTCTTTCAACATCAACTTCAAAGTCTACCCCTGGTTGGTTGTCATATACATACCGTCTAAATGCTAATGAATCACTTGCTGGCATATTCATTACGGTATCATGAATAAATTTCTTATCCATATTTCCGTCAACGCTTACAATCTCCATTTCCATTGTATTGGTAACAGACTTTGAATAAGGAATTATGTTCTTGTTTTCACTTAAAGCATGTGACCATTTTTCAAGTTTATTCTTTGCGTCAATAATTGAATTCTTATCAGCATCTGAAAGAATTTTATCACTCTGTAGCACACTCTTTATCTTTCCAATAGCTTCATCCAACTCAAATGCCGCAATACCCTTATTTTCGTTTTTATTTAGCTTCTGAAGCAATCTTTCTTCCTTCTTGGTTAAGAATTTAAACTTCAACTTTTTCTTCGTCTTAGGCAAAGTAAAATCGAAATAACCATTTTCGTCACCCTTTAAGCTAAATGACTTATATTTAAGTGTTGAGAGGTCAATTGTTGCTTCAATTTTCTTCCCTGTTGTTGGGTCTGTTGCAATAATAGGGAATTCATTGCCATAACTTGTTCCTCTAAGGAATAACATAATTGCATCAACATCACCTGATACCAACTCATCAACATTGATATTCTTATTAAGGATTTTCTTCTTCAATAAGATGTTAATAATTGAACCAGATTCATAAAGATTAGGTGATGTAATTAAATTTTCATCAGAAGCTGTTAAATAACCTACAGGAACACGATTTATCTTATTTTTATAACATTCTCCCTTGCTAGGAAGAGGAATCAAGTCATATTGAGCATTGATATCAACATCATTATAAATAGACTCATCTGCATTAACCTCTTTCTCTGCAATTTTGAACTCTTCAGGGACGTTATTTACCTCCTTTGGGACATCTTGAATCATATCAGACAAATCATAAACATCAATATTACCATTATCTAAATCAACAGCCGATAAATCTACCTCCGAAACCTTATTTACAGGTGTTTCTTTAGGCTTATCCTCGTTAAGTTCATCAAATATACTTGATGATGTATCATAACTCATAATAAAGTCCTCTGAACTCTTTTGCTTGTACTTATTGCTTGCATTTTCAGCACATTTCTTAGCAAAATCAGGGTCAATCTGATACATTTGAGTATATATATCTCTTAACATGGCGTTGATTCTATCAACATTCTCGTTTTTCCCTCTCAAAACACATTCTTCACGTGTCTTTGCGTGCATATCATAAGATGATTTAAGCATTAAAAGCTTCTTCTGGTCATCTTCACTAAGATTTATCTTATTTGCCATATTACTTCAATATTTGCATTCTTTTTACATATAATATATATCTGTTCTTTGAAACTCTTTCCTCAATTTCTGCATCTTCTAAGGTAAATCTTACCTCTTTATTTGATTTATTAAGGAAACTAATTCTCAAAGTACGTCTTGGAATGAATTGTTCAACAAAATCCATTCCCTTTTTCGGAGCCAAATCCAATATATTCTTTGTTTCAACTTGCCATTGCTTAAATTCCTCGTAAAACTCTGTATCCATTGAACTTTCAATGATATTTGCCATAACAAGAAATTCTGATTGTGACGCAAATTTATCAATCATTGTGTCAACAGTCTCAGGTGACGCTCCATTAGGAGAATATAATGTACATATTGCCTTTGCATATGATATATTCTTACCATCATCTTGCATTGCATTCCTATTATTACGACCATTATAACCGTTATAATAAGCATTACTACTATCCATTACTCCTCCCGCCATTGCAGCATTGATTGCTCCAGCATACATATCATCCTCATGTTGAATTGCATTCATATAATCTTGTGGAGTCTTATAGTAATTACTTAAATCCACATCACTTTGCTCATATGTAGCATAAGGCATATATAAATTAAAATTCATATATTATTTAAATTATTTCTATGTCTTTTATTTTTCTCTTTCTTTATCTCAACCTTCTTATCTTCAATAAAGAGTCTTGCTTTTAAATCTTCCATTACCTTCTTTGGATTCTCTCTTAAATCTTTTTCCCAAATATACATAATTGGAATACCGTGTAGTAATGCCCATTCTTTTTTATATTCATCAACCTTAATATTCTTTATCTGTGTTCTATTTAATTCATTTTGCTCATACAGTCTTGAATCTCCATGCCAATAAGAACCATTGATTTCAATAATAAGATTTGAATCTGGTAAATAATAATCAAAGAAACGTTTTATCTCCTTTGCCTCAAATTGCCAAGTGTATTTAACCCCCAATTTATCCAAGAAATTCTTTGCAAAATCTTGTTCTAACTTAGACGTTCCAAACTCAGGATGCTTTCTTTTTTGCCTTGTTTTCTTTTGAAACTTAGGAAGCTTAGAATCATCTATAACTTTCTTTTTCTTGGGTTTCTTAATAGGTTTATCTAAAGAAGTATCTCTTTTCCTCGTAACTTGTTTCATTGTAATTACTTGCCTAAATAAAATATACTAACTATTATTAAATAATCAAATAAAAAAAAAGCAGGACGCAAGCTTTTCACAAAGATTACGCCCTTAATTATAATAACACAAAGTATAAACTACATTTAGTATGCCAAAATACAATATTGCGGACGGAGAGAAATTGTAATTTCAGCCAAGTTAGTTGAATCATAAGACAACTGTCCGAAATCAACCGTATCAGCCAAGAAGCAATTCTTCAAAATCCACTTACTTACAACAACACCTACAGGGTCCAACATATCAAGTTCTACATCTCGCATATAACCTGCTGCATAACCCATACGACCAGTTACAGATTCTGCAATAAGACGTACCCATTCCATTATTGCCTGAGAAGCAGAAGGGCCAATTGGGTCTCTAAGAGTAATCGGTATTGCCTGCCACTCATATTTTGCTGCAACATAAGTCTTTGTGTTCAAGAACGGTATCTGTGTAGTTTCTATTTGGATTTTAGGTCTTGCGCCAGTTGAAACCCACCATTCCTGAATTCCCAAGTCTGAGGGAAATCTGAATACGAATCTATTCTGTTTTAGCGGCTCGTATTGTATAGGCGCATTTAAAAGCAAATCTGCCATCTTTATTTATTTTTACTAGTAATTATATTCATTAAATAAATATTGAATATTCATTTTTTTATACACCACCTGAGCCTGATGCACTATCTTTTTCTGAAACTGCCTTATCGCACATCAGCCAAATCTTCTTATAGAATTGATATGCCTCACAGTCTACATCTTGTGCATAGTCTTGCAATCCATCAAGAGCAATCTCTCTAATCTGAGCTATTCTTTCATCACTCTTTGATAAATTCATATCGGTGTTTTCTTCATCACCACCTTGTTGAGGATTCTGGCCTTGCTGTTGCTCATTTCCTCCTCTATAATGAGATAAATCAGGTCCACCTTCACCAGGATAACCACCTTCTTCATCCTCATATTCTTCACGAGGTCCAACTCCATAATCTTCTCTCAATATATTCTTTGCTAAATTGAAGTTATTGATGGCCTCACTTAAAGTGTTTAGCTTCTTCTTCATTATACTATTATAAATTATTATATAATATAAATATAAGAATATGTGGTTTTTGAATAAGTAAATATATTTATGCTAGTAAAAAAATATAAAGGACGAGAATCAAATTAATGATTCTCGTCTGACACGACGACTTTCTTTAACTTCGTCTTTCTACACTTAAAATCACTTGAATTACACTTATCTATCACCAACTTAGTTAAAGGAATAATCGTTTCCTTTATGTCAGATTCAATATCGTTAATTTTCAAATATCCAAATTGTCTCAAAAATAGAGACATCGTAACTTTTTTCTTATATCCTTTCTTTAAATTCGCCGAAGTGAAATTAAAGTCTGTAATATAATCTCGCCAATATAAATCGCAATTATCTTCTACAAATTGATAACACGCAAAATTATATGCTTTTCTAATTTTTTTAATAGAAGTTATATATTCATCTTGTGTTTTATCAACCTCTGGGATTGCATAAAATGTTATTGTAACTTCTATTACATTGGGTTTATCGGCGTCTAGCGTTTTAACCTTTACAATAGCATCATCTAATATATTTATATCGTCTGATGTATATTTTTTAGGTTTGCTCCTTTTTCTCATATTTTATAACAAATCCTTCTATATAGAATATAATGAAATTCGTTAAAAAACCAAGAAAAATCACTAACAATTTTTAATTATTTTTAATTATCTGGTGCATTTGACTCTATTTTGCCTTCAATTTCTGATAATGCATCATCAGAATCATCACCATAATAAGCATTACCGTCTTCATCGACTGCTACAACATCACCTTCATCAGTAAGTTCACAAGTAAAATTTCTACCAGGATAACTCTGATTAAGAATCTCTTCCAACTCACTCATTGAATGGCCACTATCTGGAATCGAATATTCATTATCATAATCAAAATTTTCAAGAATATGCTTAATTACTCGTTTTGCACTTTCACTAATCATTTGCTTGAATTGTGATTCATTCATTCTAACCAATTTCTGTTCCATAAATTCCCTTCTATATTTTAATCTCTATCATTCAATATGTCTCTAATTTCTAAAAGTTTTGCGACATCCTGAACAATTGTTTCCTTACAATAAATCTTTCCTTCAATCTGTTCCTTGATTGCATTTAATCCTTCAACCTCTTCACTATTTTTTGATTCATTCTTTAACTTACCAATAGTGCTCAAACATTCATTCTTTAAAGAATTAAATAATTTCTCTCTCTTTGTTTCAACCATAGGAGCCTTAAAATCAATAATGTCTTTAACAAGTGATTGTTCCTCTTCAGAAAGATTTGCAATCTTCTTATTTAATTCCTCAGACATTGTTTTAACCTTATCCTTGCTCTCTACAACAGGCGCCTTGTGGTTTTCAATATAAGAAGCAATAGAATTGATTGAATTGGTATAATTCGTTAAATTTGAAAGATTCTTCTGTTCGCACAATACTCTTTCACAATCCTTATAGAATTTAACCGTATCCTCATCAAGAGTATATCCACCAATCTCATATTTAGATAACAAATCAGCGTACTTCTTAATGGATTCTCTAAGCGACTTTCTATTGATTTTTTCACTAGCCAGCTTAACAGACTCCGTTACATATCTTGCTGAATCGCCTTCACAATTATAGTTTCTAAGTGAATCCAAGAAATTAAATTGTGAACGCAAGTTATTATCAGATAATACAAAATTTGTACACTCCTTTAACGCCTTTCTATTCTCTTTATATAATCTTGGAAGCTCCGATTCAAACATATAATTTAACTCGCCAAAAGTCTTCTCTCTGTTTGAAGAGGGATATTCACAGCATTCCTTATATCTTGAATATGCATCAGTTGACTCTTTCAATAACTTATCAGCCAATTCAAAATTATCCTTTTGAATAGCTTCATTCATCTTGATAGTCAAGTCTTGCCATTTCTTTATATATTTATTATAATCTTTCATATATAAAATATAATCATTTAAATATAAATATCAAATAATCTGTTATATTGCTCCTCAGTTATAATTAAAGTTACCTCATTTTTATGTTTTTCTTCATATATACTATTACCTAACGGCTTTATATGCTCATTATAATACTTGTATATATCATTAACAATTCTATTAGCATTTGTTCCTCTTCTATAACTAACAGAATGAACAGTTCCGCCATTACTATTATCAAAATCTATATATACATCATCATCACTAGAGTTTATTATATTTTTCATGACAGAATATTGAGAATCAGTTGGCTCTACTTGAAGATTAAAGCCATTTCCTTCTGGCATATATCTAATCACACCTTTATTCATAAAGTCAATTAAATATGTATCTTCCTCTTTTCCTAAATAGATGCCTAAATCATAATAAACCATACCAATATCTCTATGGTCTCTAGCATATGCACTTCCTCTTGATAAATTTAATTGTGTACCATCTGGCAATATAAAACCAGTTGAGCCAGCGAAATCTGTAACACCAAACTCATCAATTGCGGCTTGAAATAAATCTTCATCGAAAACTTCATTGCTATTTTTCATTTTTCTATAAGCCTCTAAATCTTCATCATTCTTTATTTCAGCCTCTAACTTCTTTATTTGCTTACATAACTCAGAAGCTTTGTTATCATAACT